AGCATCTACAGTAGCTGTTCAGGGTGGTCGTCTGTCTACTGAAGAAGGTAATGTTGATTCGTTACAGACATTCACTGGTATAGGTACTGCTCTTGATACTACTGCTGCTTCACTAGCAGTTGCTATCAACGAACTACACGGTGAATTAAATACTGCTGTCACTTCAATCAGTAACGAAATCACTCGTGCTACTGCTGCGGAAGGTGTCAACGATACTGCGATTACTTCGGAAGCATCAGCTCGTTCTGCTGCGGATATCCTCTTACAGGGTAACATTGATACAGAAGCATCAACTCGTGCGGCTGCTGATAGTGACCTACAGGTCGGTCTTGCTGCCGAATTGGTTGTTCGTGCTGCCGGTGATACTACTCTCCAGAATAACATTAACACAGAAGTTGCGTTACGTGTTGCTGGTGATAATTCACTTCAGAATCAGATTAACAGTATTGTCTCTAACACTGATCCAGCTGCTTTGGATTCATTGACAGAGATTGTTGCTGCTTTCCAATCTGCTGATGGAACGTTACAAGGATTGGTCAGTTCTAACAATGCTAGTATCTCTACTTTAAATACTAAAGTAGGTGCTATCGAAAATTGGGACACTGATGACCTAAGTGAAGGTACTAACAAGTACTGGACTCCGGAACGTACTAAGTCGGTATTGTCTGGTGGTCTATGTATCACTTACAATTCAACCACTGGTGAAATCAAGATTGACGAAGCGGAAACTGCTTCATCTCTACACGTAGCATCATCTACTAACGCGAACGGTTTGGGTGGACAAGCTCCTTCTCACTACCGTATTGACATCTATGATATCAATGGTGTTATTGTAAACTAATATTACTAATAAGTAGTATGCGAAAAGGGACACTTCGGTGTCCCTTTTTTTATGTGCGCTATAAAACGTATAAATAGAACTAGAATAACTTTAGGACGCACCTCATGTATGTAACTAACCGAGATGATTTGATGGACTATTGCTTGCGTGCATTAGGGCACCCAGTAGTAGAAGTCAATATAGATGAAGAACAATTGGATGACCGTGTAGACGAAGCACTTCAGTGGTTTCGTGAATTTCATCCAGATGGAAGTAAACGCTTTTACTTGAAGCATCAATTGACTCAGGAAGATATCGACAATCAATCTATCGATTTTCCTGACAATTTGGATATGATAAGTGTAGTTCGTATGCTCCCCATGTCCTTTAACGGTTCACAGAATGGATGGTTCAGTGACGCATGGCAGTACATGAAATTTACCATGTCAGACTTTGTTGCCGGAAATGGCATCTTGGGAGACCTTGCTCAGTACGAACAGATGCAGCAACACTTATCGTTGTTGGACATGAAGTTAACTGGACAACCAGAGATTTTATTCGATAGACAATATAATAGAATAAATCTAACTATAGGTAAAAGCAAACTTACTGCGGGGGATTATATCGTATTTGAGGTATATGGTATTAGAGACCCAGACGATTCAATAACAGAATATAACTCTCTTTGGAATCATCGTTTTCTCAAATCATATTGTACTGCGCTCATTAAGAGACAGTGGGGTACTAACTTGATTAAGTTTGATGGAATGACATTGCCAGGCGGTGTCACTGTAAACGCTCGTCAAATCTATGAAGATGCTCTACAAGACATCGAAAAAATCATGGAGAAATTCCGTGAAGAGGAAGACGAAGGCCCAATCTTTTTTGTAGGGTAACCCATGGCAACTAATCCATATATAAGTCAAAATCACAGACCAGAACAGAGTTTATACGAAGACTTAATTATAGAGTCTATTAAATTCTATGGTCAGGACATTTATTATCTACCCCGAGAAGTTGTAGAGAGGGAAGATATCTTTCTGGACAGCATTCAGTCCCAGTTCTCTGACGCCTATAAGGTAGAGGTTTTCATAGAGAATACTGACGGATTTGACGGAGAGGGAGACCTGTTCACCAAGTTTGGTATCGAGTTACGCGATCAAGCAACATTTGTGATTGCTCGTCGGCGATGGCAGGAATTAATTGGTGATAAACTATCAGACAAGAAATTCAGACCAAGGGAGGGTGATGTTATATTCTTACCTCTATCTCAGTCTTTGTTCGAGGTCAAGAAAGTTGAGACTGAAACTCCTTTCTATCAGTTATCCCAGTTACCACTCTTCCGTATGCAGTGTGAGTTGTTTGAGTTCTCTGATGAAGACTTTGACACTGGTGTTGATGCGATTGATATTGTAGAAAAAGAACACGCCTATCAGTATCATATGACTATGGCTGAACCAGATTCTAACCAAGGTGGTTTCTACGAGACCGGAGAATACGTATTCCAGACGTTTGACGATTTTGAACTTGGCGGTGAAGTTACTGCGTGGAACAGTCAAACACGTGTGCTATCTATCGCGCACACGGGTGCTGATGACGGACAATACCACATGTGGTCTGATGACCGAGAAGTATTTGCGGAGTCTGGTGCGGTGTATATGCCGGTACAGGGAACCATTGGGGATAATGTAAACGAAATACAACCTCTATCACAGAATAAAATATTTGATGATTTCGAAAATGATTTCCTAGACTTTTCAGAATCGAACCCCTTCGGAGATGTTTCATAATGTTAGGTACTTATTTTTATAACAAGCGAGTAAGGACTTCTGTATCTATATTTGGTTCTCTGTTTAATGACATACATGTTTTGAGAACAGACTCTAACGGTAAAGTCTTATCACAAGTCAAAGTACCATTATCTTATGCTCCGAAGAGGAGTTTCTTAGAGAGACTCGAAGAGATGTCGCAAGGTGAAGAGGCTGAACGTCGCGTCGCCATTAAGTTACCTAGAATGTCCTTCGAGATAATTGGTATTAATTATGACCCGCAGCGTCAGTTACCTAAAATGAATACGTTTAATGCGGCACCTATTGGTGAAAGAAAAGATTTATACACAGGTGTTCCGTATATATTGTCGTTTCAATTAGCAGTTTATGCTAAATCGCAAGATGATGCGTTACAAGTGGTTGAACAAATTATACCATACTTTGCTCCGCAATACACGCTCTCGGTAAAACCATTCAGCGATTTACCCGATATAGTCGAAGATATTCCGGTCACTCTCACTGGTGTAGATTTTCAAGATGATTATGAAGGCCCATTAGAGCAACGTAGAACAATTATATATAATCTTAACTTTGAGATGAAAACTAATTTCTACGGGCCAGTGAAGGAAGGCACGCTTATTAGAGAAGTTAACACTAATATACACATGCTTTCCAATGATGATTTAAACCCGTTCTTGAGTAATATAAGAATTACTACAGACCCAATTGACGTGAGTCCTGATAGTGACTATGGATTTACTATAGAGATTAATGATGAGCAAAGTCCCAACGGTATCTAACAAAGAAGAGAAACGTAATTTTGTACATGAACAAGACTATGAATACTCTCGTGAAACTTACTACGACCTTATTGAAAAGGGTCGTGAGTCTTTAGAGTTGATGATTGAGGTAGCTCGCGAAAGTGAGCACCCCCGAGCATTTGAAGTTCTGGCTGGTATGATTAAAGGTATCGCTGACGTTAACGATAAGTTAATGGATTTGAACAAGAAGCAGAAAGAACTTTTAAAAGACGATAGACCCGCAGACGCAACAACTACTAATAACAATTTATTTGTAGGTTCTACTACAGACCTTCAGCGCATGTTATTGGGTGGTAATGAAAAGGTGATTGATCAGGACGATTCATAATGGCATCTTTCACTAAGAACTCCTATCTCGGAAACCCTCAAGTAAAACGTGACGGTGTCTCAGAGGAGTGGGATAAGAAGAAACTTCGAGAATACCAGAAGTGTATGAAAGACCCTGCGTATTTCTGTAGGAAGTATGTTAAGGTAGTTCATCTTGATAAAGGTCTAGTACCTTTCGATCTATATGATTATCAAGAAAATATGTTTAATCACTTTAATGATAATAGATTTTCTATCGTTCTCGCTTGTAGGCAATCTGGTAAATCAATTAGTTCGGTAGGGTATATTTTATGGTATGCCGTATTTCATCCAGAAAAGACTATTGCGGTTCTTGCTAACAAAGGCGCGACGGCACGTGAGATGTTATCTCGTGTAACACTCATGTTAGAGAACCTCCCGTTCTTCCTACAGCCTGGCTGTAAAGCACTTAACAAAGGGTCAATAGAGTTCTCTAATAACTCTCGTATCATTGCCGCAGCAACCTCTGGTTCTTCTATTCGTGGTATGTCGGTTAACCTTCTGTTCCTAGACGAGTTTGCGTTCGTAGAGAATGCGGCAGAGTTCTATACATCAACCTATCCTGTAATTTCGTCCGGTAAGGACACAAAAGTTATCATAACAAGTACCGCAAACGGTATTGGTAATACTTTCCAAAAGATATGGGAAGGTGCTGTACAGGGTGTTAATGCCTACAAACCGTTTCGTGTAGATTGGTGGGATGTCCCTGGCCGAGACGAGAAGTGGAAAGCGCAAACTATAGCAAACACCTCCTCCTTACAGTTTGACCAAGAATTTGGTAATACGTTCTTCGGTACGGGTAATACTCTCATTGAGGGTCAGATACTTCTAGATTTACGTGCGCGTCAACCAGTTCGTCGATTGGAAGGCGGGGACGTATCAGTATATGAAGAACCCATTATAGATCACCAGTATATCATGACCGTTGATGTTTGTCAAGGGCGTGGACAAGATTATTCTACATTTACTATATTTGATGTTTCAGTACAACCATTCAAACAGGTATGCGTGTATCGCAATAACCGAATATCCCCAATTCTTTATCCCAACATAATATATAAATATGCTACCGTATACAACGAAGCGTATGTTGTCGTAGAGAACAATGACCAAGGTATGGTCGTGTGTGTTGGTCTATATCAAGACTTAGAGTATGAGAACATCCATCTAGAGTCAGCAATCAAGGCAGATTCTATTGGTATTCGTATGGACAAAAAAGTCAAACGAATTGGATGTTCGGCAATCAAGGACATCATCGAAAATCATAAACTAGATATTTACGATGAAAATACTATCATGGAAATATCAACCTTTATATCTAAGGGGTTGTCTTTCGAAGCGAGTGACGGTAACCATGATGACTTAATGATGAACCTTGTGATGTTTGGATACTTTGTTAGCTCACAATCTTTTGGCAATGTTGCGGATGTTGATTTTAGAACAATGCTATTTGAACAACGAATGAAAGAGATTGAAGACGACATACCCCCATTCGGAATTATTGATGATGGCTCATCATATAGTACCGAACTTGACCTGACAGATCCCTATAATGCGGGTTGGCATGACATATCAGCACAGCAGTTTACTCCCGAAGAATGGTAGATTTAAAAATAATATAAATAGAAGTATTGAGAAAAAAATCCGTATTATGATAAACTTATTATACCTTAATCGAAAAGGAAACTATTATGGCTCTTAAATCGTCAGAGTCTCCAAATGTTACAGTACGCGAAGTCGATCTAACAGGCGTTGTTCCTGCTACGTCTAGTACTACTGGCGCATTCGCTGGAGAATTTAACTGGGGCCCCGCACTTAAACCAACTATCGTTTCTAACGAAGCAGAGTTGGCACTTAAATTTGGGTCACCTGTACAAGGAGGCGCGGCCGCCTCAGACTTTTTGTCTGTTGCGCAATTCCTCAAATATTCATCAACTGCATACGTTACGCGTATTGTAAGCGATGGAGACACTAACGCTGTTGCTGAAGGTTCGGCAGG